TCTCTATGCTGGTGGCTCCATCCAAATACTCTTTGATCACCTCCGTATACCCGTCAATCGGGGTGAAGGTCAGCAACAGTTTTGCGTTGCGGGTTGCCAGTCGGAACCGCAGGGTGTTTATAAGCTCAGGGCCAAGCAAATACTCATCCAGCCACACGCCCACATTATGCCAATTAGGAGAGCGAGAACCCAACTCCGCTCCCTCCAAGATGGTCGGGTTATTCTGGTACTGGGAGTAGGTCTTAAATATGATCTGAGAGCCGTTGGGTAGGATGAGCGATGAGTCAGTAAAGCCATTCTTCTTTGTGTAGGAAATGTATGTCCCGGAGGATGTCTGCTTCGTGCGTAGTTCCGCTGGAAGCCAATCCCACACGGCGCTCTGCTGCTGGCGAATGCTGACCTCGGAAGTCTGTGCGAAGCACATAATCTCGGCGTTTGGGTTTTCAATCGCCGCACGAACCACGGAGAATGCACCCCACTGGGTTTTGCCCGAATTTTTTTGCAAAATATCACCAATAAAGTAGTTCCCTGTATCTGGAACTTCTATATCCCATATCTCGCTTACTTGTTTATCATAAACCTTGACAATAGTTGTTTCCCAAGGTTTAGTGAGTGCGCATGAAAACAATCTTAGAAAACATTGTATCGGGCAACGAGCTAAAGGAATTGATCGCAGAAGGCAAAACGCTCCAAGAAGTCTCTGACCTAGCTTTTGAGCGATGTGGCCAAAGATGGTCAACCGCTGGGGTTTCAAAACTCTGTAAGAAGCACAAGATTCCGATGCCTCGGAGTGGCCCTCGTAGCGGATCTCTGCATAAGGGTTGGAAAGGTGGTAAGATCCTGAATAGGGACGGTTATGTCGAGATATACTCTCCGGGTCATCCGAATGCAAAGAAATATACCCATTATATTCTGGAGCATCGTCTAGTAATGGAGCAGCAGTTGGGTCGATACCTTTCAAAGAAGGAAGTCGTCCATCACAAAAACGGGGTGAAGACTGACAATCGTCCAGAGAATCTAGAAGTCTTTGAGTCCAACGCAGAGCATTTAGCCGCAACCTTGAAAGGACAGATCCCACAATGGAGTGAGGAAGGAAAAAAGAGAATGCGTGACGGCCAGAAAAACAAGGGGCCGATGAAGCTTTCCCCAGAGTCGAGACTACGCCGCCGATCCCTATGTCTTCTACGGAACGCCATCCAAAAGGAGTTGAAACTTGATGCGCCGCCGAGCACTGAAACGAGTCACCGTTACCTAGAAGCACGAGGTATGTCTTGGCAACAGTCTTTACAAATGGTCGAAGAGCACGGCATTGCATCTGTTTTTCCCCATCCCACGCAAGCACATGAAAATCACCAGTAATTTGTGAGACTGGTGTGCTCGTCTTTAGAACTGGGTCGTAAATCTCCTGCTCTGGAGCAAGGCAACGGTTGCCGCCTAGTGCCACAATCTCGTTTACCTCCTGTAGTTGATCCTCTGCCTTGGCCCAATGGGGTAGTCGGAAGCCAAAGCGGTACGGGTCGCGTTCTGCGTTGTCTACGGCTTCGTGATAGACCCTGTGAAGCTCAATAAGCTCTTCTGGCTCCATGAGGGAGATTTCCTCATCGGTCGGCGGGGAAAGGATCTGGTGGGTGCGCCACTTCATGGGTTAGTCTTGTATGCGCCAGTTTCCATGAGAATATCAACAATTCTGTAAACGCTATCACAATCATCACACCCAAGGGTGTCGCACTCTGGCGGGAATGACCCACGGTTGCCGTCCACAAGGTGAAGCTCGCGGTATTTCTTGCGGTTCTGGCAGTGCTGACAAACGCCTATAAATGGTCTTATGTGCTTCTCTAGCACCACATGCCAAACCTTGGCGTTGAACTTCTCGGCCAAGTACGAGGCGTAGAATAGCGTGTGGCACTTGTGCTGCGTGCCGTCATGCTCGACCATGTAGTGGCGAACTAGATTCCCACCATCCTTGAGGTGGTCTGCGTGTCTAGATTCTGGTTCCGGGATCATGCGACAATTTCAGCCTCGACTGCCTTCGCCTTCACCTTGCTGGCAATGCGAGATTTAGCCTCTGCGATCATCTTGGCGGCATCGTCGATACTCGCCCCCTGCCTGTGTTCCACGACCGCGGTAGCCATGCCAGAGAGTTGCATGGACTTGTCCGTTAAAACACCCACGGTGATCGCCAGTCGGTCGGGGGAGATGTTCTTGAGTTGTTCGGGATCGTCGGACAACTGGTCTGCCTTCGCAAATAGCAAGTCCGTGTAGGTTTCAGCAGCCATCGCATATTTCTGCGAGAACTCCTTCCGCTTCGTCTCCAGAGTGTCAGAATGCCGCCACATGAGCGACCTCACGGTGTCACGGGCAAGCCCTGTGATCTCGGAGGTGGATTTGATGCTCTTGCCCTGTGCTAGCAGCCAGAGGCACTTCGCAGCCGCCTGCGGGTTCCAAAACTCCACACGCTGCCTGTTGCCGTGTTCCTCGGCTCGGCGCATTACCTCTGCGAACCATTCTTGATCTGGTTCTGCGGTTAGTTTCTCGCTCATGGTGGTTAGTTTTACTTCAGCTTTGCGGAGTTGGCAATAGCTGAAGCGTTAGAAATTTCGCGAGAGTTTTTGTGAGTGATCTCAATGTCATTCTCATCGAAAACAACATAATTGTAAGACCCTTGACCCTCCTTGCGAGACATTGCATCTAGGTATCTAATGCCCTTTACACCCAATTTTAACAATTGTTTTGAGATTGATTTTTGTTTTTCGGAAACGCCAGTTCTATCGCTAATGTCAATTCCGTTTTCCGACAATTTTTCATACAATCTCTTGCCGTCAATTGTGTTCAATTCAACCCATCCCTTCCATTTATTAACTAATGCCTCTCCGGGTGATTGGTCATCAGATCTATTGGATGTAATTGTATTTGCTGAATCATAAAGTTTTCTATCGTTATCAATCACCAAAGCGATTTCATTTAAGCTGTATCCACCAAGATCCAGTGCAGCCTTCAAAACCCCATAGTCAGGTGAATCTGGTAATTTAGATTTTATTAGATTTTTAGCGATTTTCTGAATAGACTTTGATTGTTTCATGATTGGTTCATCCCAATCCAAAAACTCATTGTCATTTGGCTTCAGTTTAACAGTATATAAATTCCCGGTATTTTTTTCGTATGATACCTTCGCGTCTCTTCCATATTTATCTAAACGCTCAACAACATTTTCAAGACCAGCGGATTTTGCCTGTTCTTTAGCATAATAAACTGCGTTATGCTTAAATTGACCAGCTGCCTTTAAACCAGATTCAAGATATTTAGCAGCCTCAAGATCAATGTCATCAAGTTGATTTCCTTTTTTCTTGCCGTCCTTCGTGTAAATAACAAGCTCATCAAATCCTGATAGGTCTCGCTGATAACCTTCTGCTACACTTTGATTGCCAGCAAAATACAATCCCCAGCCATAAGCTTGCGCTCCTTCTCCAGTACCTATTTTCTCGGTGCTAAATTTTTCAACATCATGAGGAGTCCCATGATAAACTGGTTCTGGCAAATAACGCAAACTCGGAGAAAATACAGTAGCATTTTCAGCATCAACCCTGCGATTGTCTTTGCTGTGTTTTAACTTTGTCTTTACAGCTCGTCCGCTTAATGTTTCAGAAATGTCTAATCTTTGAGGCATAGGCTCGCCCTCTGGCATAAACCGCATATCCCTACTCCCCACATCAAACCGCTTGCTCAACGGGATGACATTGCCAGAATCGTCGCGGGTGATGGGGTCTGACAATTTAATTGCTTTAGGATCAATAACTGCATAATGGTCAGATGGATCACTAATGTTTGGGGCATCATCCAAGTTTCTAAAGACCACTCCATCATATCCATCTTTTTTGGCCTTTTTGATGGCTGCGGTTAGACTTCCGTCAAATTCAGAAAGGTCTTTTGTAGCTGATAATTCCTCTGGAGTTTTACCTTCAGCATCAAGCTCCATGAATTTACCTTTTAAGTAAACATTGTAAACCTTGGCATTTTCTCGTCTTTTTGCTGCGGCTTCTGCTCCAAGTTCGCCATAAGAAGCATCTTCTGCCTCGGTCAAAAACTTTTCGTATGCATCCCAATCTCCTTTTTTCTCTGCCTCGTCAGCTTTTCTAAGCAACTCCTTGATTGGGCCTTCTTCTGCGGCATATGTGGCGTAATTTCTGGAAGTTTTTGGACTATTGGTAAAGAAAAACGCTTCATTTGCACTTTTTCCTCCAGTTGAAGTACCAAGAAACTCGCGTTTGAATTCATTGAATTGTGCGCCAGATCCATGTGATACAGGGATCACATTCCATCCAGCCATCTTCGCAGCTTCATCCACCATCCTCTGCTGCGATTCCACATCACCAGACTCCACAGCTTTCATGTAGTCGGAGTCTAGTTGCTCTGGCATGAACCGCATCTGACCAGTCTGCGAAATCTTCCGCATCTCTGGGGTGATGTTCACCTTCCAGATTGGTTTGTAGTCATCATCTGTTGGTTCCTTATACCACGCTTCGCTTGCAGGTTCACGAATATCTATCTCTGCCTTCTCTACCTTGCCGCCCCACTGTTTCACATACTTGCCAACCTCTTTCGGTAGCATGTTGTCGTAGAAGCCACGCATGCCGCTGCCGCCCACCTTTAGGTCATCGCCTTTGTATGTGCCTCCACCATCACTTACTGCTTTTTCAGCCAATTCTTTGCCAATCAAGTCTGGAAGTTGAGTGGTAGTTGCCTCCCTAGAAAGCACGCGATTACCATTCTTGGTAGCTATTACACCCCAATTACCAGTATCACGCTTGAAGATTTCCACAGCATCAACTTGCCTGCTCAAATCAAACCTTTCAGCCTGCGTCTCTCCAGTCGTCCAACCAATCCAGTCCTTGCCACCATCCACGGCATCACGCAGTGCGCGTTTGAATAGTTGGATGGGCCAAGTGGTGCGGAAGGGTGCGTCCGCTACACCACCACCAGCACCAAGACTTTCTAGACGCTGATTACGCTCGCTGAGTGCAATCTCACCAGCGTCATATGCACGCCAGATTTCGTTTCTAGTGCTTATATCTTTTTCTCTAGATTGTCTATCTGAAGCATACCCCTTCTTTCTCCCCTCCTGATGCCTGTCAGACTGGAACTCCTCCACGAACAAGCCCTCGCTACCATCGTCTAGCGTTCGCTCGTTTGTACGCATGTGGGCGACATAGTTGGGGATGTCGGGGAAGTGGGAGGAGGTGTATCCAGCCCTTTCAGATGATGGCATACGAACCAAGTCAGACTGCCTATCAATTAAATCCCTTAATTGTTTTTGAATTTCGTTCCACTCTGGAGATTGTTGTTCAAATTGAGATTGCCGCTTTTTTAATTCAAATATTTGTTTTTTAAGATTTGCTTCTTCTTCTACAATTTTGTTAGCCATCGCCAGCACCACCTCGCGGTAGTTCTCGCCGCCGGGGAGGACATATTGGGAGAATTTTGTACCATCGTGAAGGTTTTGCAACAATGCCTCATCGTAACGAGAGAAGTCACCAGACTGCTCTGCTTCCTTGCGTAGCGCATCAAGATCCTTTGGTTGGAATTTCTTTCCAACATCAACCTCCTCAAACCTAACCCTACCATCGTTACGAAGGTAGTTAAGAAGATCCTCCTTGGACACCTTGCCGTCCTTCTCCAGACTCGCCAGTGCCTGCTCTATGCCGCTCCACTTGATCTCGTCTGCCTTGACTCCACTTCCCCGTGTCGGGTCGATGGTGGCCATGATCTGCTGCGCTGTGGCGCGGGTGGGAACCTTGTCGGTGATGACGCGCTCAAGCTGGGAGTAGAACTTGTCCTCGTCCAC